CGTGCGGGACCGAGATCCTGTCGAAGCGAAACCGGAAGCCGTTCCGCCGAGCGTTCACATGCTTCAGGCGTGAGCGGTTGGTGATGTGCAAGCAGGGACAGATGTTTGCGATGCGGTGTGAGCTAGATAAATCGTGGCACGGGACCCGTGCAATCTTGCCCGAGCAGATTCGCCGGGTGTTCGAAGTGACCATCAAGTAACGGAGGAATGGCATGAAGGTCGTACAGAAACCAATCGCAGAGGTGAAGCCTTACGGCGGCAACCCTCGCAAGATGAGTGACGAGGCGATCGCAACGGTTGCGACGTCGCTTCAGGAGTATGGCTGGCGGCAGCCGATCGTGGTGGACGAGGAGATGGTTGTCATCGTCGGCCACACTCGTCTGCTTGCAGCGAAGACGCTGGGCATGGAAAAGGTCCCGGTGCATGTTGCCGACGGCCTGAGCGACGATCAGGTTCGAGCGTATCGCATCGCGGACAACGCCAGTGGCGAACGAACGACATGGGACAAGGACCTGTTGCCGCTGGAGCTTGACATGCTCAAGGCCGCCGACTTCGACCTCACGCTCACCGCGTTGACCGATGAGATGCTGGCCGACATGGAAGACAACGATGAGGTGGAGGAGCCGGAGGAGGTTGAACCGCCAGCGGAACCGGTGACGCAGCGTGGCGACCTGATCAAGATGGGCGAACACCGTCTGGTCTGCGGCGACTCGACAAATAAAGATGACGTTCATCTGTTGTTCGAAGACGCGAAGGCCGACATGATCCTGTCCGATCCTCCGTACGGCGTGTCCTACGTCGGCAAGACGAAGGACGCACTCACGATCGAGAACGATGCGTTGAGCGAGGATCAGCTGGTCGTGCTTATGGACAAGGCGTTCGGCTGGGCCGACGACTACTCCCGCGAGGGTTCGTATTGGTACGCGACGGTCCCGGCCGGTCCGTTGTTCATGCTGTTCGCACAGGACTGGAAGGACCGAGGCATCCTTCGGCAGGTTCTGGTGTGGAAGAAGGACGCGATGGTCATGGGCCGAAGCGAGTACCACTACCAGCACGAACCGATCCTGTTCGGTTGGAAGGAAGGCAAGCGGCATAAGAACACGGACCGCACGCGTACATCGGTGTGGGACGTTCCGCGTCCGAAGGCGAGCCGTGAGCATCCCACCATGAAGCCGATCGCCCTGTGGCAACTGGCGATGAAGGACGGCAGTAGGAAGGGCGAGATCGTATACGACCCGTTTAGTGGTTCCGGTACGACGATCCTTTGCGCCGACCAGATGGGCCGCAAGGGATACGGCATGGAACTGGACCCGTCCTACTGCGATGTGATCGTCACGAGGTGGGAGAAGCAAAGCGGCGAAAAGGCGGAACGCATCAGTGCCAAGTAACCCGGGGGCAATTGATCCAACACGGCTCACCCCGGAACAACTCGCAACTCTTCTGAAGTCGGCCGGGTACGCGGACGCGTCAACCGAGTCGGTCGAAGAAGACATCGCCAATGGATGTCCGACTGGTGACGGGGGAGTGATCTCGTTCGTGGTCTATGTCGCGTGGCTGCTGGAAAACCGACGTGGCTGAAATCGACCCGCGAAAGCTGAAGCCAACGGAGGCAGTGCGTCTGATCAACTCGACGACGCTCGGCCGAGTGGTTGACGCACGCAGGTTGTATCAGCATCGGCAGGACGGTGGCTTCCGGGTTGGCGACGGCAAGACGGTCGACCTGTATCGGTACGGTGCGTGGCTTGCCGAACACCGAAAGCCGAAGACGGTGTCCGCCGATAAGTCGGCTGCGTACGAAGCGCACCGAGACAGGCAGGCTCGTCGGCAAAGCGAACTGTCACGCTCCGGCCGCAACATCGGCGAACTCCCGATGGTGTCGAACGTCGAACGACGGGAGCGGACTGGCGAGTCGTTCATGGCGTTCTGCGAGGAGTACTTCCCGGGGACCTTCACGCTCGGTTGGTCTGAAGACCATCGGCGTGTGATTCAGCACATCGAAACGGCCGTCACTCAAGGCGGTCTGTTTGCAATGGCAATGCCTCGTGGTTCGGGCAAGTCATCGCTTGCAGAAGTCGCGTGCCTATGGGCAGCGATGAGTGGCAAGCGTGACTTCGTGTGCTTGATCGGATCGAACGAAGCACACGCGGCGGGAATGCTGGAGTCACTCAAGGTCGAACTCGAAACCAACGAGCTGCTCGAAGAGGACTGGCCGGAGGTGACGTATCCGATACGGGCGCTCGAAGGTATGTCGCAGCGTTGTGCTGGGCAGCTGTATCGCGGCGAGCGAACCTACATCGGGTGGACTGCGAAGGAGATCGTGCTGCCAACGGTCCCGGGAAGCCAAGCCAGCGGAGCGGTCATCAAGGTCGCGGGACTCACCGGGCAGATCCGTGGCATGAAATTCAAGCGACCCGACGGTGCGACCGTTCGTCCGTCGCTGGTTGTTTTGGATGACCCGCAGACAGACGAGTCGGCTCGGTCGCTTTCGCAATGCCAGAACCGCGAGCAGATCCTTGCTGGTGCTGTTCTCGGCTTGGCCGGTCCGGGTAAGAAGATCAGTGGCATCATGCCATGCACCGTCATCCGCCCAGACGACATGGCCGACCGGATTCTGGACCGCGAGAAGCATCCCGAATGGAACGGGGAGCGGACCAAGATGGTCTACGAGTTTCCCACCAACGAGAAGCTCTGGACGGAGTACGCAGAGATCAGAGCGGACTCGCTTCGGAGCGGTGGCAGGGGTGATGCCGCGACCACCTTCTACGCGGAGAACCGCGAGGCAATGGACGAGGGTTCTCGAGTCGCGTGGGACCAGCGTCACAACGAGGACGAGCTTTCGGCCATCCAGCACGCGATGAATCTGAAGCTCCGTGACGAGCGAGCGTTCTTTGCGGAGTACCAGAACGATCCGATGCCCGACGAGACCGGCGGCGAGATGCTCCAGCCGGGCGACATCGTGGAGCAACTGAATGGGTACGAGTACCAGCTCGTGCCGGTGGCCGCGAACCTGATGACCGCTTTCATCGACGTATCGGAGAAGGTCCTGTGGTGGACGGTGGTCGCATGGGGGTCGGACTTCACCGGGTGGGTCGTGGACTACGGTGCGTGGCCTGACCAACGACGCGAGTACTTCACGCTCCGGGACGTCCAGCACACCCTCGCTCGGGAAACGCCGAACGCTGGACGGGAGGGTTCGATCCGGGCGGGCTTGGACTCCTGCGTCAACTGGATCTGTGGCCGCGATTGGAAGGTCGACGGCGGTGGTGACATGCGTGTGGAACGGCTTCTGATCGATGCCAACTGGGGTGAGACAACAGAACTTGTCAAGGAGTTTTGCCGGACGTCGCATTACGCGAACGTGATCATGCCATCCCACGGCCGGTACGTCGGTGCGTCTGGGCGACCGTTCTCGGAGTACACGAAGGCCAAGGGGGACCGGGTCGGGTGGAACTGGCGGATACCAGCACGGCGTGGTGCGGCAAACGTGCGTCACGTCCTGTTCGATACGAACTACTGGAAGTCGTTTGTTCACTCCCGGTTCGCCGTCCAGATGGGTGACCCGGGTGCGTTGTCGCTCTTCGGGCGTCGAGGCCAGCGGCACTCGATGTTTGCGGAGCAGTTTTGTGCTGAGTACCGAGTACGGGTCGAGAGCCGGGCAAGGGCGGTGGACGAGTGGAAGGTCAAGATCGGCGGGGTCGACAATCACTTCCTCGACTGCATGGTCGGGTCGGCGGTCGCCGCAGCGATGCAAGGCATCCGCTTGCAGGCGATGGGAGATGGAACTCAAAAGCGTGAACGCAAGCGGGTGCGCCTATCTGACATCAGAAGGAACCGGGGGTGACCGTGGCGGACCAGAAACCACCGGAAGAGACCAAGGCCTTCGCTTGTCCGAAGTGTGGATGCAAGCACCTGCCGGTCCTGTACACCCGCAAGGCACGGTGGGGCAAGCGTGAGATCGTTCGTCGCCGTCGTGAGTGTCGGCAGTGCGGTCACCGCGTGACCTCTTCAGAAATCATCGGTGGGTTCTAGATGCGGAACGATCTATGACCACCATCCAAATTTTCATCGATTCGCTCGTCTCAGCTGTCAGTACAGAACAGACGATGCCTCGAAGCGAGCGACTACTACCGCCCGTGGAAGACTCGCGTCGCCTTGCGTTGGAATTGCGGTTGACGCCGCGGCACCTGAAGGAGGACGCATTGCAGGAGGCGTGGCTTGCACACCTAGATGGTCGCGACCCTGCGAGGGCCGTGAACACCTTCGTCGTGCGTGAAAAGCGGCATCGGAAACGTAACCAGCAACTTTGGGAGGACGAAGCCTGATGGCTATGGACAGCGACAAGATCACAGAGAACGCCGAAGGCCCCAAGATCGTCCGCAATGACACTGGGATGGTCGAGCAGCACGACCCGACCAAGCAGATCGAAGTCGACAAGTACGACCGAGCGAAGAACGCAGTGACCCGCAAGGGGCTGGGCCTTCGCATGACTCGTTTCCGTCCCGGAGGCACTGCTTGATGGGTATTTTCGACTTCCTCACCCGCAAAACCCCAGCCGAGACCAAAGCCCCTGTGAAGGTAACCCTTCCCAAGAGGGGCGGTGGTCTTTTCGCTGGGTACGACGCCGCAACCCTGACGCACCAGAACGTGAAGCACTGGGCAAACGCAGACGGCCAGTCGGCCGATGCGACGATGGATGCGACCACCCGAAAGACGCTCCGAAACCACGCCCGCTACGAGGTGCAGAACAACACCTATGCGAAGGGCATCGTCACTACGCTCGCCAACGACGTCGTTGGCACGGGGCCACGGATCTCGGTCGAGACCGGCGATCCCCGTGCCAACTCGGTCATTGAGGCCGAGTGGAATCGGTGGGCGAAGACGATCAACCTCGCTGAGAAGCTGAGAACGATGCGTGTTGCCCGAGCCGAGTCTGGCGAGTGCTTTGCGGTGCTGGTCAACAACCCAGAAGTGAACTCGCCGATCAAGCTCGACCTCATGCTTATTGAGGCCGACCGGATCGCATCGGTGGATCTCACGGATAGCGAGGGCGAGGTCGACGGGATCTCGTTCGATGCCTATGGAAACCCGACTGAGTACCGCGTGCTGAAGCAGCACCCGGGCGACACCATCGCGCTCGGTCAGGACAGTCAGGTCGTTCCCTCCGAATTGATGATCCACTACTACGCGCCGACACGCCCCGGGCAACACCGCGGCGTGCCGGATATCGCTCCGGCGTTGCCGTTGTTCGCGCAACTGCGTCGCTACACGCTCGCGGTACTTGCGGCCGCAGAGACCGCCGCGGACTTCGCGGGCATCCTCTACACGGATGCTCCGGCCCTCGGCGAGAGTGACGACGTCGAACCGCTCGACGGTATCGAACTGGAGTCGAGAACGCTGCTCACCATGCCCGCGGGATGGAAGATGTCGCAGGTACGGTCAGAGCAGCCGACCACAACGTATGGCGATTTCAAGCGTGAG